AAACAGATTGAGAAAGAAAACGTCATGCGGGACGCGAAGCTTGATAAGTTATTTGAAAAGACAGACCGCATGGAAAAGCAGATCCTTTTGCTCGAGCATAAAAATGGGGAATAGGTTACTTGCAGCTATCTTAACGATCATTGTTGTGATGGCTTTGGTATTCCCGCTCGTTCATATGGTGCTTATGCAGAAGAATAAGATTGATCGCCTTGAGAGAGAGATAATGAATCGATGAGTATGGAAGTCTTTGAGCGCTACAAAGCTTATCGTAACGACCCTTGGTTATTTATAACCGAGTGTGTTTATACGTTAAACGAAGTCAACAAAGACGCTCCGATTCAACAATTCCCAGACAAGGAATATTTAAAGCTTTACTGCAAGCTTTGGCACAAGTACCCGCTGATGGCGATCCCGAAGGCTCGTCGTATGACGATGTCTTGGATGACGATCAGTCTCTATGTTTGGGATACGATATTTCATAAAGGGCGTTTTACGGCTTTTGTCTCTAAAAAAGAAGACGACGCCAATTACCTGATCGACCGGGCTAAGTTTATTGTCGACAACCTTGATCGCAATAAGATTCCAGATGAATTAATCCCTAAGTACGAGCACAAATTCTGCACTCTTAACTTCCCTTCGATCTTGTCTAAGATTCAGGGGTTCCCTCAAGGTGCGGATCAGCTTCGGCAGTTTACTTTTTCTGGCATCTTTGGCGATGAGTCTGCGTTTTGGGATAACGCTGAGAAGTTTTATTCAGCGTCTTTCCCTACGATCGACGGCGGCGGCAGAATGACGCTTGTCTCTTCTCCTGCGCCTGGGTTTTTTAAGAAGCTTTGCTTTGATGCTATGGATACGTTTGGCGATATTGATGTTGCTGAGTACGCACCCGCTTACACGGTCCCGCTTCAAGGTGTACGCGCATGGACGAATCCAAAGAACAGGTTCATGGTTTATGAACTTCACTACACGGCAGATCCTGAGAAGAGAGACCCTGCATACAAAGACTCGATTAAAAACTCACTGCCCATGCAGGAGTATTTGAGAGAGTACGAACTGCATTGGGATACGTTCTCGGGTCAGCCGGTTTATCCTGAATTTGGAAAGCTTCATATCACCAATGAAAAGCCGACACCGACAGCCGGTCTTCCGATGTTGATCGGTATTGACTGGGGGCTTACGCCTGCGGCTGTTATTGGGCAGTTTGATGAGGGGATTTTGACCATTTTCGAAGAAGTGGTCTTTATCAATATGGGCGCGATTCGATTTATGGAAAGAATCGCAGCTCATATCAGAATGAAATATCCATCTCACTCTGATTTAAAGAAAAACTGGAAGTGTTTCGCCGATCCTGCGGGTGTAGCGAAAGCTCAGTCGGATGAGGTCACTTGTTTTCAAGTGGCGAGTCGCTATTTCAACGTCACTCCTGGGCCTGTGGCTTGGGAAGAGAGACGTAACTCTGTGGTCAGATTCCTTATGCAGTTAGAAAAGGGAACGCCTGCGTTTCAGATCTATGGGCGCGAGTGCCCGATGCTGCTTAAGGGATTTGAGGGCGGATACCGCTTTTCGGACAAGTCATTTGATGTAGAGCCCAATAAATTAAGACCAATTAAAGATGCTTACAGTCACCCGCATGATGCTTGCCAATATTTGTGCGCTGGCGTTCGCGACGTTATTCAAACTTCTTCACGAGCTGTTCCAGTACCGGCTTACTTTCCAAATAGAGGGATAAAACATGGCGCAAGAGCTTTCTGATTCAACGATTATCACCTGCATGACCAACTATCGTCAGGAAGCTTACACAGCAAGGCTTGATCGGATTACGCAGAACCGAACAAACTTTGATTGCTATCACTTGCGCCAAGACTGGTCTTACAAAACCGAAGGTCAATCGCGTGAGTTCTTGCCGAAGATGGCAATGGCGGTTGAACAGGCGGCCAATTTCTTACAGCAAGGCTTGACGGATCTTGGTGAGTGGTTCGCAGTCGAGCCGCAGCCGGGACTGATGGAAGACATGATGAAGGTTAAGCCGAAGACGGTTTATCTTTTGCTTGATCGTCAGCTTGGTAAGGTTGGTTTTGCTCAAAGAGTAAATGATGCGGCAAAGCTTGGCCTTATCGGTTCGCTCATGATTGCAAAGGTCGGCGGAAAGTATGTGAACAAACCGATTTATCGCACAAAAGAGTCGATGAAGAATGGCTCTCTTAAAAAGGTCTTAGTTCGTGCTGAGGATAAAGTTTGGGCGCTTGATATCTCTCTTGTCAGACAAGAGGATTACTATCCAGATCCGACTGGTAGAAATCTGTATGAAATGGAAGACATTTATATGGATTACTGGGAGGTCGAGCGTCTTGCTAAGGGTAAAGACGCAATTTACGACCTCGATGCCGTTAAGCAATTATTAGGTGAAGCGGGCTCAGAGACTCCTGATAAAGAAATGCAGAAGTCTCGTGAGACTGGGCAGAACACCACGTTTTCAGGCTACCGTAAGCAGATTAAACTTACGCAAATCTGGGGCACGATCTTAGATGAGCTTGGAAACGTAGCTTACGAGAACATCGTCTGCACGATTGCTAATGACCGTGTGGTAATTCAGAAGCCAACGCCGAATCCGTACTGGCATCAAGAGTCACCTTATGTGACATGCCCGATCATCTCTGTTCCGCACAGCGTTTGGGGCAAAGCCTTGATGGATGCTCCGACAATGCTTAACCGCGCAGGCAATGAGATGTTCAACTTAATACTCGACGGCGGCATGATGGCCGTTCACGGGATAAAGCAGCTTCGAAAGTCTTGGCTTGATGACGAGAGCCAGGCTGATAACGGCATCGCTCCCGGCCAGACGCTAAGTGTTAATTCGAATTGCCCTCCCGGTGCGCAGGTCTTGGAGCGTGTTGATACGTCAACGGTACCTGCGGATGGACTGAATGTTTTAAACCTTGTTAACCAAGAGTTTAACGTATCTGCACTCACAAACGATCTGCGCATGGGAGTGGCAAGCTTTAGAGCTGTGAAGGCGACTGAAGTTGTCGAGGCTTCCAATACAATCACTTCAATGTTTAGCGGCATGGCGAAAAATATTGAGGGCGATGAGGATTCTGGCTTCATCACTCCTATCTTGAGCAAAGCTTGGAAGGTTATCGCTCAGCATATTAACGATCTTGATTCGAACGAGCTCAAAGCTTTGCTTGGTGAGCGCGTTGCAACAGAGCTTTTGGCGATGGGGAACGAAGAGTTATTTGCTGAAACGGTTCAGGGCTGCAAGTTTATGACTTTTGGTATTTCGGCAACACTGAACAAGCAGAAGGACTTCACGAAATTGACTGCGATGCTTCAGACCATCGGTACATCAGAAGTGTTGACAGAAGAATTCATGAAAAAATATGATTTCTCAAAGCTTCTAACTGAAATTATGCGTTCGCTCGACATTAACCCCTACAAGATAGAAGCAGATCGAGCAAATGGTGGTGATTTAAGTGCGGCCCCTGCGGCTGTACCGGAAGCGCCATCGGGATTACCAGACGTGCAGTCGCAGATTCCCCAAGCAGGGGCGGCTGGTAATCAAGGCGATTTGTCACCAATACCTCAAGCGGATTTTCCGGCTTCGAGGGCAACACCAGCACAGTAGGGGGATACCATGGCTAAGAAGAAAATGACTAAGAAAGCGACTAAAAAAGCTGGCTCGAAAAAAAGCTGCTAATTCATGAACGAAAAACTAATTTCTATCATGCAAGATGCGCGGCTTGTAGCCGCAGCCGATAATGTTATTTATCCAATGCTTGAAAGCAAAATCATTGGCCGACTAGAGGTAGCTTGCGCGAAGTATCGCGGAGGCGAAACGAACTTTATTTCCGACATTGCGTACATCACAGGTCTTCAGGATATTTTGCACGAGTTAAAGACCATGCAGAATAGGGGCCTGACTGCGTTTGAAAAACTAAACCGAGGGGAACGAATATGACATTTGCATCAGAGGTCGCACAGGCTAATTCATCACGAGGCGAATCTGCACCACCACCGCCGCCAACACTTCCAACTGGCGAGGCACCTGTCGAGCATCAGCTTGAGATGTCTATGCCTGCGCACGGCGAAGTGCATCCCGAGCAAAAGGAAGCTGTGGCTGCCCAAGCTCCCGTTGTTGAGCCTCCGAAGCAAGGCAAGATCCGAATCGGCACTGAGGTCTTTGAGACAAGAGAAGAAGCGATCCAGTATGCCGAAGAACTTCAGCGCACGATTATGCAGAAGGATGCATACGAGCAAGGAAAGCTCGCGGCTCAACCAAAGCAAGAAGAGACCGCTAAGGAGAAAGACTTCTTTGAGGAGCTTGAGGGAGAGATTTTTGAAAACCCTCGCGAAGCGATGAGAAAGCTTCACGCAAAAGTGTCTGAAGACACTCGAAGACAGATCCAGCAAGAGCAACAGGCCGAGAAAACTAAACTAGAGACCTGGAATAGTTTCTATTCAGCCAACTCCGACCTTGCTACACAAAAAGAAGTGGTCGATTACGTTTTGCAAAAAAACTGGAATGAGATTGGTCATTTGCCAGGAGACAAAGGGCTTCGCATCCTTGCTGAGAAGACTCGCGCGTTTTTGGGATCAACAAAGCTCGCAACTCTTCCAACTCGTGAGCTACAATCATCGTCGGCTGTAGTACCTCACGGCGGAAGTCCTGCCGTTAATGCTACAGCAAAAGAAAAGCCGCAAAGCCTTGATTTTATTTCTCAAGTTAACAAGCATAGGAGACGAGAAGCAGTGAAATAATTCTTCAAGGAGTCAATTAAATGTTTTCATGGACATTCGACGCCCCAAGTGGCGTCTATAAAAACCACGAGCTTTCTTCGAAGCTCCGTATGGCCGCGATTGCGGAAACAAAGTTTATGCAATTCGTACGCCCCGAGCCAGGCTACGGAAAGAAGAAGGGCGAATCGATCACGATCACTCGTGTATCGAACATCACCGTTCCTTCTAACGGACGATTGGCAGAAAACAATCGTATTCCAGAAGACGAGCTAGCGCTCTCTACTACTTCAATCACTGTAAGTGAGTGGGGCCGTTCGGTTCCTTACACTTCTTTGTCTGAAGATCTTGGCATGTTCAACGTAGAGAACATGATCCAGAAGAAGCTTCGCGATCAGATGGCACTTGTTATGGATTCTGCGGCTGCGGACGCGTTCAAAGACGCTGTCGTAAAAGCGATTCCAAACGGTGTTTCTTCTATCGTGTTTGACACTGATGGCACGCCATCAACAACTGCGACAGTAAACTTGAACATGTACCACGTTGAACAAATCCGTGACTACATGTACTCGACACTCAACATCCCACCTTACGAAGGCGACGACTACATCGGTCTCGTATCGACAAAGGCTAAGCGCGGTCTGATTTCAGATCCTGCTTGGGAAACTTGGCACAAATACACTGATCCTCAGTCGAAATTCAAGTCTGAGATTGGTCGTATGGAGAACATCCGTTTTGTTGAAATCAACAACACGGCAGCTCTCTCTGGCGCTCTTGGAACTGGCGGAGTTCTCGGCGAAGCAGTATTCTTCGGCGACGACGCTGTTGCAATGGCTGTTGCTGAAGATCCAGAATTGCGTGCAGCGATCCCACAAGATTTCGGTCGTGCAAAGAGTGTTGCATGGTACGGGATACTGGAATTTGGAATTGTCTGGAACTCTGCCAATCCAGGAGAATCCAAGATTGTCCACCTCACGTCTGCGTAAAATCGATCTGAGCAAATTCGGCGATGAAATCTTCCAGTAGTCGCCGAAATTCCTGGTAATCAATCTCAATATTCTGTATTGTTATTGAAAACTAGGAGTTCAAAAATGAGTAAAGAAACGAGTTGGTTAATAGATGCGAAATGTGAATCTTGCGGAAAAGAAAGCAGAGTTAAGCGGAAATACAAGTGGGGTCCGCCCCGCCCGTATTGCTCGCAAGAATGCTGCGATAAAATCCGAACTACTCACAAAAATTTCACGTGCATGTGCTGTAAGAAAGAATTTGACGCTACTCCAAAGCCGGGAGTGCCGAGAAAATTCTGTTCACCAGAATGCAAGGTTGAGTACTGGGGTGAAGTTGGAAAGGTCGACAAAAGATCGATTCCTGGAAAGCGTCACTTCTCTGGCAGTGGATATGTTTATGTCCAATCGCCAGACCACCCATCTGTTCAAGAAAAAGATTATAAATATGTCCTCGAACATCGACTTGTTATGGAATCGAAGCTTGGCCGCCTTTTGCAGCCTGGTGAAAACGTCCATCATAAAAATGGCGACAGACGAGACAATAGAATTGAAAATCTTGAACTATGGACAGGACAGCAGCCGTATGGCCAACGCGTTAGTGATTTACAATTGGAAGTTGCTCGATTGAATAAAGAATTAGAGAATTTGAAACAAGAAATGAAGAAATTAAATAAGGAGAATTAGAAAATGTATACACAGCAAGGCGGCCATCTGGCATTTTTCGCGCCTTCACTTCTCTTGGCGTCGACAGACGGCGGAGTAATGAAGGAAATGGACATTGGCGCAGCAAGCGGATCGCATGGAGAATATCTCTGCGTGAAGCAGTGCCAAGTCGCACAACTTCAGTTCACACTGACTTCTGAAGCAGCATCGGGCACCACAACTGCACCGACTGTTGTTTTCAAGAAGCGCCCAACGCCATTTTCGGCGACTGGTGCGACTACTATCGGAACGGTTGTTGTTCCTTCGGGAACTGCTATCGGCAAGACTGTTTACTTGGCAATTGACCCGGTTGATTTCGCTGTTGGCGATTCAATGGAATTGTCTTGGACTGTCGGTGTAGGTACGCCAACTGGAATCGGCATGGCGACTTTTGTTGCTAACGAAGATCCAGAGACTTCGGCGAACAACGCAGACATGATCGCATCAGCTTAATATTTGGTGATACCCGCTTGGGGGTTTATTAGTTTTTCCTCCTTGCGGGTTTTCACTTTCAAACTAAAATTGGAGTTATCATGGCTGCTATTGCATCAACAGACGTGGCTTACGCCATGCTGAATAAAGCGGTTGCTGAATCTAGCTATCGCGAATTCAATTTCACATTAACTTTTGGCGATGGCGTTTTGACTTACCCTGCTGGCGGGATTCCGCTTGTTGCTGGTAAGCTTGGCTGCCCTTCCGAGATTCGTGCGCTTGACTTGTTCTCGCCCGCATCTGGTGACGGCTATGTATACAAATACGATGCTGCAAACGCTAAAATTCGGATCTATCAGGGTGACAACAATGCTGTTGCTGATGGACCGTTGGTAGAGCTTGGCGGATCTGATGCGCCAGCGGCTACTGTTCTTTATGCTAACGTAAAGGGCTGGTAAGAGTTTTTAAAAACTAAGGAGTTTATAAGATGGGTTTTGATCTGCAAACGCATAAGCGTAATCGAAAAGGTACGGTCACTTCGACAAATCACTACACACTTCACATCGTCAACGGTGTTAAGAAGTATGAGCGACCAAAGGGTTCGGGCGTGTTTTACACTGAGGATGGAAGCTTGCTTGAGGCGAAAAAGCCTACTTGGAAAGCTGACATCAAAAAAGAACAAGCTCTGAAAGAAGAAATCAAAGAGAAGAAAATGTCAGAGTCTGACAAGCAGGCTTTACAAGCCCTTGTCGGCGAAGAATTGGAAAAATAGATGTCTCTCAAAATGATTACACTTCCACAGGTAACGGTAGCGACGGCGGGAACGGAGCAACGGCTTTCTTCCGCTGCGATCAGTAACGCGGTGAAGGCTTACGTGTCGGCACCGGCGACTAATACTGGCAGCATCTGGATCGGTGATTCGGCTGTTGCTGTAGGGCGCGGCGTGGAAGTGGTAAAAGGGACGACTCTTACGCTTGAGGCGCAAGAGGGACAACTTATTGATATTTATGAAACCTATGTCGATGCCGCCACAAATGGCGACAAGGCTAGCATTACTTATTACAGCAAGGTTTAAAAAATGAATCGTCAGCAATTGCAGGTTGTGAGAGTTGTTTATCCAAATCAGGGTTTTGATTCGGCGTTAACGGCGGCTCAAAATCAGCAATTGCTGGTTCATTCGATTATTGCTGTGAACGGTACGGCTGCGGCGAACGATCTTGGTGTCGGTCACTCGGTGATCGGCGCTTTTAGTACGCAAGGCGGCCCAATCAGCTCATTTCCTGCGACATTGATTGGGACATCTAACGGTGATTACTTGCAGATTGATTCGGAAGATAAATTCGAATCGATCATGCTTAACGTCACGCAAGCGGTGACGGGTTCTCCTGTATACACTTACGAATACTGGAATGGCATAGCTTATGCTGCGCTCACGATGATAAGCGTCCCGGATCTTACGACGACTGGGATTAAAGTTTTGATGTTTGTCGCTCCTAGCGATTGGTCTGTGGACTCAAACTCTGCTTATTCTGTTCGAATCACGGCAACAACGGCCCCGACTCAGGCCCTGATTTCATTGTCTGTCAAAGCAGTTAAGATTCTAAGCTACCGAGAAGAAGTTAAACCAAAGGGTGAGCTTCTGGTAAGATTTGACGAACGACAGTTGTTGCTACAGGCGAGTGCCGAAATCATTGGTTTCTTTGCCTTCGCTTCTTCATCTAATACGATGGAAGCATCTTATCAGATAAGCCCTTAATCTTTAGTGGGGTTCAAAATTGAGCTTTCAGACGAATACACCTGCACTTAAAAATCAGGTCCTAGAAACGTGCGGCGAATTAACAGACGGCACTTCGCCGTTTGAAGACGTAGCGGTTCGCTATCTAAACAAAGTTTATCAGGGCGTTTTAGCTGGCGGAAATGAATTCGGGATCGATGTAGCTGAGGGCTGGAATTGGGCACAGAGTAAGCGCCCGATGCCGATAAGCCTGCTTCCTGCATACAGTGGCGCTGCTACGCTGACTCAAGATTCTTTTGCCGGGACATTCTCTGTTGCTCCGACGCTTTCGATGAAAGGTCGATATTTAAGAGTTGATTCAAGGTCTGATATTTATCAGATCATCAAGCACTCGGCTGGCGGAACTAGTTTTGAATTAGATCAAAAATATCTGGACGATAGCGGCGTTCTAAACGTCATGTGTTTCAAACTGGACTACAGTTTGATCGATGATCTGATTATTATAAATGAAACGAACAAGTACATCGACTTTCAAGAGGCGAGTGCTTCGACGGTTTTGACTGCGACATTAACCGAGGGCGCTTACACGCCACAGGATTTGGCAACAGCGGCGGCAACGGCCTTAACGGCAGTTGGTGTTGAGACTTACACTGTAACCTTTAGCGAGCTGACACGGATGTTTTCTGTGGCTCACGGAGGAGCCTATCTGTCGCTCCTTTTTGCTACAGGACCAAATTCAATCGCGAGTGCTTCGCTACCGCTGGGTTTTGATGTTGCAGACCAGACTGGCGCAACGTCGTACACGAGCGGTTACGCAAACAGTGCAATCTTAAGACTGACAAAGCCTATCACGATGTACCGGGAGCGAGCGCTCTTGTGGGGCTCGGCCAAAGATAGCGGCAAAGTTTTTCATGTCGATCAGAATACTTTTTTAAGGGACTACCCTTTAAATCGTCTGACTCAGGAAGTGCCGACAAAGTTTAGCATTGTTGATCAAAACGCCTATGGGCATTTGAAGATCAGAGTGAACGCTTCGGTCTTAGAAGAGAGAATGCGCGCAGAAGTGAATTACATTCCTGTCACTAGGAGTTTAACAAACAACGCTGCAAGTGTGCCGGTTGTTCCTGGCTCTTACTCTGAGTATTTGGTTTATGGTGCAGCTTATTACCTGATGATGGATAAGTCTGATAACCGAGCGGCTGAATACAGAGGTCTCGCGATTGCAAAGCTTCAGGCGATGATTAACGACAATCGAAAGACGACGATTGTTGCAGGCAATAACTTTGGAAGACTTATTCCTAGAAAAGGTCAGTTCCGACCTTGGGGATGGGGATACTAAGTGGCATATACAGGATCGAGTATCCCAATACCGTTAGGAGAGCTTGGAATCCGGACTGATGCTCCTATGACAAGCCTTCCGCCGAACGCTCTCTTAAAAGCGAACAACGTTTCTCTTTATTCTGGCCGAATCGAGAAAGCTCGCGGGACTACGAAATATAATCCCGTGGCTCTGCCGAGCAATGAAGTCGTTTGCGTTTTTGATTGGTTCCCGACGACTGTCGATCAGCGATTAATTGCTGCGACTTCTGACGGAAAGATTTGGCGAGATACTGGTGACAGGACTTTTTCGTCAAATACTCCGATCGAGGATTTGGCGACTCCTATCACAACAGATACGCACATGGTGACTGGCGGGCAGGAAGAAGCCGGGGCTGATAAAAAGCTTTTCATCTTAACAGGCGCTAAGCAGATCCAAGTCATCACTGGCGACGGGACATCGACGACAGACATTGCGCTTCCAAGTGCTGACTGGACGACAGATGACTTTCCGACTTTTGGAATCATCTATCAGGGCAGACTTTGCGTTATGAATTCGCAGGCTGACCCGCACAGACTTTATTTCAGCAATCTCGATGACCACGAAGACTTTACGACGGCGAATCCTCCGACCTATGCTGTATTTCCAGGAGAGGGTGATGGAATTTTATCTGCCGCTGTTTACCGTGGCCTTCTTTTTATATTTAAGCGTCCGTATGGTGTCTACATTCTAAACGGCACAGATCCACTGACTGCAAACTGGACTCTGACCCGGTACTCGGATTCGTTTGGTGTCGATTCTCCTCATGCGGTTTTACAGGTTTTGACAGATTTAATTGCTGCCAATTCCTTTGGTTCTTATACATCTTTGCAGGCGAGCGATGCCTTCGGTAATTTCGAGGCTGGCGACATTCTGGCGAATAACTTAGTCGAAGACTACATTCGTACTTTGTTCAACTCTGCGGGACTTCCTTACTCTCAATGCGTTTATTATCCAGAAAAGAAGCTGGCTTATTTTACCGGCCAGTCATCCTCGCTTGATATTAGAAATCAAATGCTTGTCATGGACGTGGCGCGGGATCAGTTAAGATTCACGGTCGACACGAAAGAGCGCCCGAATTGCTTGGCATTGAGAAAAGATGTCTCAAGTATTCAGCGCCCCATGTGCGGGGATAAAGAAGGCTTTGTCTGGTTAATGGACCAGAACACTTACAACCGTGACGGCCAGCCATATATTGGTGAATTCCAGACGGCTTACACTGATTTCAGTTTTGCATCGAGCGAGCTTGGATCAAAGAACAAGATCTTTGATTTCTTGGAAGTGAATTACGTTGCGACCGGCAACAACACTTTCATGTGCGACATTTATGTTGATGGAAGTTTCCGCCAGACTCTTGAGTTTACTCAGCGCTACGGTGCGGTCTTGGATTCTTTTATTCTTGATGTCGACTCGCTCGCTGGCGATCCTTCTGGTAGCTCGAACAGGAAGCCATTGCGCTCTTGCACGGGAAAGAGAATCAGTTTCAGATTTTACAACAATGCTTTTAACGAAGCTTTTAAAATTGAGCGAATAATTGTGAGCTTCAGGCTCAGCGCTGAACAAGTTTATGAGGATCAAACCTGATGGCAACATTTAGTCGGATTAAGATTTGGGTTTCAAACGAAGTATTAACGGCATCTGATCTGAATGCTGAGTTTGATAATATCATCGTCAACATGTCGCCGACTGGGATTGAAGATGCCTCGGCCAATGTCTCGGCGATGCAGGCTTCGACTTCTCCTGGCGGTCTTGGAACAGAGAGCCTTGCGACTTCTCTCTTAGGAGAGATTCAGCGCATTCGTTATGTGCTGAAACGGTTTGTGAACCTGGATCTTACGCAGCAATGGTACGAGTCGGCGACAAGATCTTTTGCAGATCTTAATGTCGACACGGCTGACATTGAAGACGATGCGGTAACGACGGCTAAGATTTTAGACCGCAACGTGACTGGGATAAAGATCGCGCTTGCGACTGTTGAGTTAGAGAACTTGGCAGCGAGCGCGATTCCGCCTGAGTACGGAATTCTAGAACAGACGTTCACTGTTAACGATAACTTCCTTGTTCCTGACGGAATAACTGAAATCATCGCCGATGGATGTGGTGGTGGTGGTGGTGGTGCGAGTGGTGGTGCAAGCTCTGGCGGTGCGGGGACTAATACCGGCGGCGGCGGCGGCGGCGGAGCGGCGCCTCAACAAGTAGTTTCAATTTCAACTACTCCTGGCGAGATTATCGCTATTGCAATTGGAACTGGCGGAGCGGGCGGAGCGGGCAGTGCTGGCGACGGGAATCCAGGCTCTGACGGGAACTTCACGACAATTTCGGCTCTTAGCGGGACGTATCGATTCGCTGGCGGAGTCGGCGGTAAGCGCGGGCTTGATACTGGTAACGGTGCAACTCCTGGCGCTCGGAGTGATTTCTACGGCGGTTCTTATGGCGGCGCTGGCGGGATAAAAGGCAACGCTGGTGCAAACGGCTTCGCTGGCATTTCTTCTGTCGGCGGCACTGCGGGGACATCGAGCGGTGCTAACTCTGGCGGCGGAGGCGGCGGCGGCGGGTCTTGCTATGGTACTGGCGGCGCTGGCGGAAATGGTGACGGCGGCGGCGGAAACGTCGGCGATTTCGCAGGAAACAACACTGGTGCAGGCGGCGGCGGAGGATCTGGCGTCGGGACTTCTGCGGCTTCGAGTCCTGCCGGTGGTGGCGGCGGATCTGGTCGAGTGAAAATCACTTGGGTCGCGGCAATATGAGCGATCAACGCATCTCTCAAATGATGGA